AGAGGCAATGGAAAAGATTTTAAAAAGATGAAAAGAGTATTTGTTATTGGTAATGGTGAGAGTAGAAAAAATTTTGATTTAGAATCATTAAGACCACACGGTAAAATATATGGGTGCAATGCCTTATATAGAGATTTTACTCCAGATGTAATCACAGCAGTTGATATGGGTATAATGCACGAAGTATATAATTCAGGTTATGCACAAAATAATCAATGTGTGTTTAGAGATTGGAACAAAATGCCTGGAGAAATGTATGAACAATTATTATATGCAGGACAAAATTATTCAGACCAGGATTACGATTTAATTAAAAAAGAAAATGTAATTACCTCCAATGAACGAGGTGATTCAAAAGAGTTTGTAATGCACGGTTCTAATTTAGCAGGTGTAATAGAGATATTAAAAAAGAATAAAAATAGAGAAAAGAAAAAAGTTAATCATACATCTATCAATGTAAGTTGGGTTAAAGAAGGTGATAAGGTCAGAGCAGTAAATGACCATATGAAATCCAAAGAAGGTAACAATAGAGATAGAGGTTGGGCAGCGGGTCCTACTTCAGGTTACTTTGCAGTATTAGATACTAAACCTGAAGAAGTATTTTTAATAGGACACGATTTAGAGAGTTTAAATAACAATTTAAACAATTACTACAAAGACACCAAACATTATGGTTTAAAAGAGGCACATAAGACACCTAGTATCAATTGGATAAGACAATGGTTAGAACTTATTAGAGAAAATCAATACATCACTTTCTACAAGGTAAATCCACACGCTGATGAAGGTAAAGACCCTATTAGTACAATACCAGACGATTGGGCAAGAGAGAAGAATATCAATTACATAGATTATATTACGCTTGACAAAATGCTCAAAAGGTGATATATTAGTAATAATATGTTAGACGGATTTGTATATAAATTATTAGACAAGATAGAATCTACTTGTAAAAAGGTAAGAGAACATCTTATCAATAAATCTCTACCCAACCCTTGCAAGTCAGCAAAGGAATGGCGAAATGATTATGAAAAGTGGAAGAAATCTCGTATAAATAATAATGATACCGATTAAATAGGTAACACAAATACAACGAATATAAAAATATAATAAGGAGAATACGAATATGGATTTTGAAACATTAAAATCTTCATCTAGTAACTTTGATAAATTAACAAAGGCACTAGAAACGAACCTCAAACCTGAGGATCAATCAAACAAAAACAAATACCAAGACGACAGATTTTGGAAACCAGAGTTAGATAAAACTGGAAACGGTTATGCCGTTATCAGATTTTTACCTGCTGTGTCAGGCGAAGACTTGCCTTGGCAAAGAGTATGGTCTCACGCTTTCCAAGGAACTGGTGGTTGGTATATTGAGAACTCATTAACAACATTAAATCAAAAAGATCCTGTGTCAGAAGAAAACACAAGACTTTGGAATACAGGTGTTGATAGTGATAAAGAAATTGCTAGAAAGAGAAAAAGAAAATTATCTTATTACTCAAATATTCTAGTAATAACGGATCCAAAACATCCAGAGAACGAAGGCAAAGTTTTCTTATACAGATTTGGTAAAAAGATATTTGATAAGATTACTGAATCAATGCAACCTGCTTTTGAAGACGAAGCAGCAATCAACCCATTTGATTTTTGGAAAGGTGCAAACTTTAAACTAAAAATTAGAAAAGTTGATGGATACTGGAACTATGATAAGTCCGAATTTGAAGGAGTGTCAGCACTTGCTGATAGTGATGAGAAGATCAAATCAGTTTGGTCAACTCAACACGCTTTAAAACCATTTTTAGCGGCAGATAATTTTAAAACTTATGAGGAACTCAAAGAGAAACTTCATAGGGTGTTATCGGGTGCTAGAAAAACTGAAACTGTTGCCGTTGCCGACCTCCCGCCTGCAACCAATGGTTCAGCAAAAAGTATGAAGAACTCGCCAGTTGCTAGTGATGATGACGATACAATGTCATACTTTAGTAAGTTAGCAGAAAGCGAGTAATACTCTCTCTCTTGGTAGTACATACTTTAAGGGTGCCATAGGTAACTATGGCGCCCTTTTTTTATGCCAAATTACCAATTCCATTATAAATATAGCGTATGCCTAGTATATTAGAACCATTAGTAGATAAAGCAGGTGGTATTCAAAAAACTGCCGCTTGGTATAGAAATGCCGTTGCTTCTATTGCAGATAGAGTATCTGCTAGAAGACTTATGAGGTCTGGTAAACTAAATGGCAGACCTAGTATAGGTCGTTTAAATATGTTCTTTTATGACCCTAAATATAAAAAGACATTACCATATTATGATATATTTCCACTTGTATTACCTATTGATAGAATACCAGGTGGATTTGTAGGCATTAATTTTCATTATTTAAGACCTGGTGCTAGATTTGCTTTGTTAGATAGATTACAAAGATTTTCTATAAGAGGTAGAGAATTAACAAGACAAAATAAATTTGATGTCAGTTATGATAGAGTAAAAGGAATACCATTGGTTAGTAAAACGATAAAGAAATATTTGTGGAATCACGTCAGGTCTAGTTTTTTAAGAGTTGAATATGATGAGGCAGCGTTATCAGTTTATTTACCAGTAGCACAATTTAGAAAAGGGAGACCATACTAATGGCAATTTTAAGGGGAGGCAAACGAATATTCGGACACGATATCCGTATTGGTATTCCAAGAGATAGATCACTAGACAATATAACAGGTGATAAGAGATTAAAAAGAACACAAGGTGGTAATCCTGAAAGTACATTAGGTCGTTTTCAAGCATATGTAAATGAGGCAGAAGGTTTTGCTAGAAAGGCAAGATACTATGCTGAGTTTCATTTACCTAAAGGTTTAATGAACTCTACTATTACAGGTGCAGACGCTGGTTTTGGAGTTTCATCAGCAGCAATGGATGAGAAACAACATTTTCCATCATTTGGAGATTTACAAGCAGTTCAAAATGCAAATGGCAGACGAGTTAGAGCATTTTGTTCAGCAATTAGTATGCCAGATAGAGAAATAGTTAGTAAAGAAGTCAGACACGGTAATGCACCAGCAAGAAAAATTGTTTATGATTTTAAAACAGGAGATATTGAGGCAACATTTTATTTGGATAAATTTATGAGAGAGAGAAGTTATTTTGAATTGTGGCAAAAGGCAGCAATGAATACAACATCATCTTACAATGTAAATTACTATGATAATTATGTTTCAAACTTAAACATATTTCAATTAGGACAATTTGCAAGCAGACAAGAGCGTGATGATGTAACCTACGGCGTACAATTAATAGATGTTTTTCCATCTTCAATAGGGGCAGTATCATATTCACACGATTCAAATACGGTACAAAATGTAACCGTAAATTTCCAATATAGAAATTGGATAAATTACTTTATAGATAGACAAGGTAATATAGAACTAGGCAGTCCTACCTTTAAGGTGCCAGAGATTAAAAACAAAAAAGGACTTTTTGGTGGTTTAATTAATAAACTACCACCTGAATTACGAAGGGCAGGTAGGGATGTACTTAACGATTTAAGAAGACGAGTACCTCTAGGTAAAATAACTGGTGGAAGAGTATTCCCACCATTTAGAATACCACCCCTAAATATATAATAATAAGGAGTTATTATGGCTTTACCAATAGTTGAAACACCAAGATATGAATTGACATTACCATCAAGTGATGTAAAGGTACAATATAGACCTTTTCTTGTAAAAGAAGAAAAGATATTGTTTATGGCACTTGAATCAGGTGAAGAAAACGAAATGCAACAGGCAACAAAAGATATTTTGAAGTCAGTTACATTTAACAAATTAGATGTAGAGCAATTGCCTACATTTGATGTAGAATATATTTTCCTACAAGTTAGGGCAAAATCAGTAGGAGAAATTGCGAAGTTTAAAATTATATGTCCAGATGATAAGAAAACCTATGGTGATGTGGAGGTTGACATATCAAAAGTTGAGGTGCAAGTTGATGACAAGCATACCAATGATGTAGTTTTAGATGAAAAAAGAAAATTAGGTGTTATTATGAAATATCCTAATATGAAAGTGTTATATAATACAGCAAATATTAAATCACTTAAATATGATGATGTTATGAAACTGATTATAGGTTGTGTTGATTACATTTACGAAGGAGAAAAGAATTATCCTACTAAAGAATCAACGACAGAAGAATTGCAAAGTTTCTTTGAGAATTTATCTCAAAGTAATTTTACTAATTTAACAGCATTCTTTGAGTCTATGCCTAGATTAAGACACATAACAAAAGTGAAGAACCCGAAGACAGGAGTTGAGAGTGAGATCACCTTCAGCGGGTTACAAGATTTTTTCGGATTGGCCTCTCCCACAATAGCCTAGAGGCGATCTTTGAAGTAAATTTTGCACTTATGCACCATCATAAGTATTCGCTAACAGAAATTGAGGCAATGATACCGTGGGAAAGAGATGTGTATGTTTCGTTATTGATAAATCACATTAAAGAAGAAAACGAGAGAAAGAAAAGAGAAAACGCAAAGGGAAAAATACAATGATAGAAGAAACTATAACAAAAGCAAAACAGACAGGTATAGATACCATTAAGATGGTGTGGGAGTTTTTTACAGATGAAATTCCTCACGTTTTATCTAATTGGAGATTTGTTCCAAGAGCAATGATGTTATTATATTGCTACGCATTTTATAGTACAATGAATTGGTTTATGGCATTACCAGCACCTAATAACGCACAAGCAGGATTTGTGTCAGTAGTTGTTGGGGCAGGCGCTGCTTGGTTTGGTTTATATGTTAATAGTGGTGGAGTTAAAAAAGCACCACCTAAAAAGAAAGACACAAGCATAGGATAATCATATGGCATCCATATCAGATATAGCACCGTTAAATACCACAGTTGATACTGGTTTAGACGCAAAAGCAGAAATAACAAAGTTAGCAGAAACTATTAAAGATAGTGCTACACGAGGTTTAAAATCTGCTACACAAACAGTTGTAGGTAGTGTACCTAAAATGATTACTGATTTAACTAAAGAAATTCAAAGTGGTCCTATTAATTCATTTGGACTTGCAATGAATAAGTTAGTTACATTAGTAGATAAATTAGGTATTAATTTAAGACAATACAACGAAGAATTAGCAGATACGGTTGATGAATATAGAGGCAGTCAGGAAAAATTACAACAAAAATTACACGAGTTAAGAACAGAAGGTATCAAAGCAGAGATTAATGATAGAGGTGATGGTATTAGATACCTAACAAACCTAGAAGTTAAAAAATATGAAAAGGAAAGAGAAATTAGTAATCAATCTATTGAAACTAATAAGGAAGAGATACAAGAAAGAATTGAAAGAATTAATAGTTTAGAGAAACAAGGTACTTTAACAAAAAAAAATAGAAACGAATTACAACAAGAAATAGATACTAGAGAAAAAGCAAATGACAATTTACAAGAAGAAGTTGATATAGTTAATTCTAAAATTGGTAAAACAGCAGACACAGGTGGAACAGATCAACAAGGGTTTGGTAAAATTGCTGAATTAAAAGAGGCATTTATGATTATACCTGATACTATTTCTGAAGTATTTGGTGGAGTTAAAAATATAGGCAAGGTTATAGGTAAACAGTTTAAAGGTTTTCTTGGTGCTCCAATGAAGACAATAGCAAGAGTGTTTAAAAATATAGGTACTATGTTTAGAACTTTTAGACTACTAATTGCATTGAAGATAATAGCGATTATCGCTGCCATTCAATTTGTTATAGAGAAGTTAGGATTTCTAATAGAACCAATACAAAAGGTATGGGATGCAATAACAGGTTTCTTTAAAAAGATTGGTGATTGGTTTAGGAACTCTTGGTTAGGTAAGAAACTTGGACTTGGTGATGATGATGAGGTTGAGAAAACAATTGAAAGCAAAGCAGATGAATCAAGAGGAGAATTAAAACAACTCTACATTAAGAAACACGGTGAAGAAGAAGGCAGTAAAATGTATGATGAGTGGGAGTCCAAACAAGACGCAGGTAAAACAAAAATAAAACCAAAAGGTAGAATGAGAAAATTTGAAACTGAAAAGGTGGATATAGTACCACTAGAATCAGACCAAGATATGTCAGAAAAACCTGTATCAAAACAACGGACACGAGGTGGAGGTAAGAAATTCTTCCAGAAGAAAAAAGAAGTTGTAGGTCAGACAACAGAAGACGGTGACACATCAAAGGTATTAAAAGAATTAGAAGCAGAACATTTAAAAGAATTAAACAAAAGTGTTATTCAAGTAAATAATAACTCAAATATAACTAGTCAAAATCAATCAGGAACTACGGTGTCAGGTTTCATAGACCACGAACCAGATACTTCATTTAAGTATATAAGAAACAACAACAGCGATAGCACTTGGATTTAATATTTAATACCTAAATCTTTTTCAGTAATTATCTTAAACACAGCACCATTATCATCAGCATATTTTGTTGCTGCTTGCCATTTCGCTTGATTTTTAACATACTCAAAACTCTCACGCATATATGATTTTGTTTTCCTTTTAGGAGGTTTAGGTTTACCTAATTGACGAGAAGGTTTAATCTCAATCAACATCTTTTTATTTTTAATTGTTTTGATAATGAAGTCAGGAAAGTATCTATGGTATTTCTTATCAATGGGGTTATAATATCTAATAGGTAATTCCTCACTTGCCCAATTTACTATACCAGGATTAGTGTCGCAATAAACCATAAACCTACGCTCTAGTAATGAACGATAGACTATGTTATTTGGGTTACCGACATATTTTTTAGGATTGTTCGGTCTATATAATCCTTTAAAAGACTTGCTCATATCATATAAATAGTAATAACAATATTTAGTAAGGATATCAATATGGGTTGGACAAACAAAGTAGCAAATGTAATCAAAGGTAGAATAGGCAATATGGTTGCTGGAGCAATAGGCAATAAGTTAATGTCATCCTTTGCAGATCAAGGACAAACAAAGAAAATCGCTGCTAAATTACTCAACAAATCACCACTAGAAATAGGCAATCAGTCCTCTACGGCACATATGGCAGAAAATCCATATTCGTATGGTACGGTTTGCTATCCACAAGAAACAAGTAATCTAGGTGATGGTCATTATGTAATGTTTGATATTCTTACAGACAAGCACTCAAAATATAAATCAAATACTTTTGACAATGGAAGATTAATAGATGATTCAAAAAACTATGTTGGAGAACCTGTTAGACTTGGTGGAAGTGCTACTAAAGGTGGGTTAAGTGGTAGAAGACAAGGCACATTTAATAAAAGAATAAAAAGAATTAAAAGCAGAGGCATTGTTCAAACAAATAGAGTAAGAGGTCAGACTTCTGGTTTGTTTAGATATGCAGAATCAAATCATACTTATATTTCAGATAGTATTATATTGTATATGCCACCTGAAGGTATGAAATATAGTTATGGTGCTGACTATGAAGCATTAGAAACAGGACTTGCAGGTGATGTCGCACAAGGTCTTGCTGGTGTGATGAATGAAACAGGATTTGCAGATAGGTTAAAATCTGCTGCTAAAGGTACAAGTGGTGTTGTTGGAGAACTTACTAAATCGGCAGGGTTTGGTGTAGTAAGTCTTATACCTGGTTTTGAGAACTCCAGAGCAGTGTGGGATAAGTTTAAAGGTCAGGCAAAGAATCCTAATTTAGAGTCAGTATTTAAATCAGTACCATTTAGAGAGTTTAGTTTTCCATTTACATTTGCACCAAAGAATGAGAAAGAGAAAGACGCAGTACACAAAATATTAAATCTGTTTAGATTTCATATGCTACCTGAACATCAAAATGACGCTAATGGTTATTTTAATGTACCATCAGAATTTCAAATAACATATATGTATAGGGACAATGAGAACACATACTTACCTAGAATCAGTAGATGTGTTTTAAAGACTTGCGAGATTAATTATGCACCTGAAAATGTTGTATCATCATTAATACCAGATGATAGAGGTGCTCCACCAACATTAACAACAATGGCATTAACATTTGGTGAAACAGAAATTATGACAAAAGAAACTGTAGCAAAAGGATACTAATATGTATTTTGAAAGATTTCCTAGAGGTCAGTACATACAACCAGGCACAAAGAATTACAAACTTGTAACAGATTTATTCAGACGAGTAAAAATTAGAGATAAGATTACAGACGAAGCAAGTTTATATTCAGAATACTTTGTAAAAAGTGGTGAGAGACCTGAAGATATAGCAACAAAACATTTTGGCAGTCCTCAATTTCATTGGGTGATATTAATTGCAAACAAAATAACAGATAGATATTATGAGTGGCCGCTGACCTTCCAAGCATTTGAAGAATTTGTAAATGAGAAATATGATAATGCAGAAGGCATACACCATTATGAGAAGACGCAGACAAGTGGTCCACAAGATTCAATAGATTATTCGCACTTAATAGAATGCAATAGTAATGAACCAGGTGCTGAGGCAGTATCAAATAGAGAATACGAACAAAGAAACCAAGATAAAATTAGTAGAATAAAATTATTAAACCCAGGATTCTTACCAATGATAATTGAAGAATTTGAGAGATTGATGAATGAATAATTATGTACAGCGAATTAGACACAGATAAATTAACTTCCGCAGGCAGATTTCTTTTAGATGATATAACATTAGTGTCATATCAATCAGCAGATGGTTCTAATAAGAACGCCAAATCAATATCAATTAAAACATTAGTCCAAGAATTAAACATATATGAGTCTTTAGAAGGACCAGGTTTATCTGGTAATGTAGTAGTAGGAGATGGACAAGCAATTGTAGCACACTTACCACTAACAGGTTATGAACGAATAGAATTTAAATTATATACTCCAGGGTGCAGTAAAGGATATGATTTCTCATCAATCACTGGTCATCCAATGTATGTTTATAAAATATCAAATAGAAATGCGTTAACACCAAGATCACAAATTTATATGTTGCATTTTTGCAGTAAAGAAATGCTTGATAATGAAATGACACGAGTGAACAGAACATTAACTGGATCAATAGACCAAATGGTGACGGACATATTCAGAACCGATTTAAAGAGTACAAAGAATTTAATAATAGAACAATCAAAAGGTATGCACAAAATTATAATACCTAGATTAAAACCTTTCAAGGCAATATCTATGTTATCTACTAAAGCAGAACCAATGAAGTACAACTCCAGTGGTATGCTAATGTACGAAGACAGCGCAGGTTTTAGATTTAGAAGTTTAGAGAATATGTTAGCAGTTGCTGGGGTTGCAAGACCTGTAACTGCCAAGTATCAACAGAAACCTAGAAATGTAAAAGGTGGAGGTCAGCACTCAAATGTCATAGAAGAAATGCAGACCGTGGATGCCTTTACAATTAAAGACCAGTATGACACAATAAAGAATTTAGCAAATGGTGTATATGCCAGTAAGATGGTCACACACGATATATTTAATAAGACCTTTGGCGAAACAACTTTTGATTACAATATCAATTTTGAAAATGTCCACCATACTGAACACGATGGTAAAGGAGGCAAGATAGATAACAAATCACAATTGCCTATACTGAACTATAAAGATGGTAAATTAATATCAGACCACGCAGAAGGTACGGTTAACTTTGTATCAACAACAAAGAAAGTACAAAACGATTACGAACTACCAGAAGATGAACGCATAATACCTCAATCAATGTCGCAGAAACTATCCTTTAGATCACAGGTCATATCATTAGATTGTAAAGGTTTCACAGGTATATCGGTTGGTGATTTATGCAGTTTTGAAGTACCAAGTTATGAACCAGCAGGTATGGACAATCCATTAGATATTGATCCATATATGAGTGGTCGTTATTTGGTAAGAAAGATACACCACAAGATAACCACATCATTGGATCTCCATAGTATGAATTTAGAAATAGTTAAGGACGCCGTAAGAGTGGCATATCCAGAGGAGAATATAGATACATTCACAACAAGAGAAAACCTAGATAGTTTAACATACCTTCAATACCAATTAGATGACGCACTAACTGAAGGAGCAGACAGCGAAACCAGTGGGATAATGGCATAGAAATGCTGAGAGTCAGATTTTTTTTTAACACAACGGCAGGCACACCTGCCAGCACACGAGAGTGCCACCTGAA